AGTCAAAACTGTGGAATCACTACACAGTTGAGAAAGTGCCAGTACTTCAGCAGTATTGGAAACCGCCAGAAAAATATGAGGGGGTCGCAAATGGTGAGTGGCGCGATGTTCCTGTTTTTAACGCTGTTGATATTGAGCTATAAATTTTTCAACCAGTGTCATTAGTTAAGGGGCATCACTATGGAAAAACTCATATCAGAGGTTGACAACTTGTTAAAAACAGCAGACTTGCCAACATATACCGAATTTATTAAGACATTGAAAGACTTGGTTATTGATGTGGGTTTTTCCAAAAAAGTTGATACGCATGCAGTGTTCAAAGCATGGTCGCTTTTGGATCGTGTCTATCCAGAATTAAGGGGGGTTAAAAATGCCGACAACGAAGAATACTAGAAAAAAGTATGTACCAAAGATGGTGTTAGAAAACCCTGTTTCGTATGTATTAGAAGGTTTTGTGCCTGTCAGAGATCACAAAACGCATTTTCAAAGAATACAGATTAAAAACAGTTATGCGCTCACCTCATTGTTTAAGGGTAAGGCGTCGAACAGTGACATGTCCACACTTGTGGCGATGAGTAACATTGTCGAAGCGTTGTGTAACCTAGGTTTTGGTGCCGAGCATAGCAGTGTTGCCGAAGATGGTAGGAGTGCAATTTTAAGCATACTAAGCAGGTCTAAGTATTTACCAACAGGGCTAGAGATTAAAGCGCTACAAAACCTTTTAGATTTACATGATGCGCAGTTAGGGGTTATTACAGTCAAAGAACTTGATAAAGCTCTTGAGTTTGTAAAAAGAGGTGTTCGGAGACCTGATGCAATACGTATTATAAAAACAGAGGGGGTAAACAGTGCAGGGTAAAAAAGCACCAAGGTTAAAAGTAAACCATGTAGTTATGGCTCAGACGTTAATGATGCTTAAAAATGGTGCAGTAACTGCGAAGGTTATTGCCGATAAGACTGGGGTACACGTTGGGACAGCTCAGGCATGGTTAAGGTCGTTGAAGGATCAGGGGGCTGTACACATAGGTTCATGGATTACTGATAGTAAAGGTAGGGACGCTATACCCGTTTATGAATGGGGTAACGAGCCTGACGAGCCGAAAAGGTGTTTCACACGCGCTGAAATATCTAGGCGGTATCGTCAACGTCAACAGGATAAGTGGAGGGAAAGTGCATGAAAGAGACTTTTGAATCGAAAGCCGACGAACAACAAGTCGGAGGAACGCACTATAAAGATATGGGTATCCAGCCTTGGGAAGTTATGAAAGCTATACTGACAAAGGAAGAGTGGCTAGGATATCTTAAGGGTAACGTAATCAAATACGGGATGCGTCAGGGCAAAAAAGACTCTGACGACGCGAACAAGGCGCGGCACTACGTGCAGAAACTAATGGAAGAATCGGGTCAGGCGTAAATCAAAAAAATTGAGGAGCCTTGTAGATGTGAATCAATTTTTTCAGCGTGTGCCTGATTGCTGCTTCTAACACGCTGACTCCCTATGCCGCGAAGAGGGGCGCGGAATCTACATACCCCCTCACCCACAACATTTGGAGCACACGTTATGGTAACGCCAGAAGGTAAAGTTAAAAAAAAGGTTAAAAAGATATTGGATAGTGTAGGTGCGTATTACGTCATGCCGGTCAGCGGTGGATACGGAAGGCATGGGATTCCAGATTTTTTAGTCTGCTGGCAAGGAAAGTTCATTGCTATTGAAACTAAAGCTGGAAAGGGGGTGCCGACAGCATTGCAGTACAGAGAGATGGAAAAGATTGTTAAAGCTGGAGGCAGTGCGCTGGTTATCAACGAAGATAACATAACAGACCTTGAAGGGGTATTCAATGCGACCACATAAAGAAAGTAAGGTTTCAGATGAGGTAATGTTAAAAAGACTTTCCTTGTTAACAGAAGAAAAGCAAGAACATTTCAGGATGGTGTTAAGACTTATTGCAGACTGTTACGATAAAGAAAACCCATCATCAGCAGTTTTAATGGTTAAAAATCCTGTAAACATAGCACTAGTTTCGATAAACGCCAATGATATAAATATTGCTGAGATACTATCGGAAGCATCAAAGATTACTGACAGTCTCATCCTTGAGGATGCACCACCTAGAGAGATGTTTAATTAGGACATGTATGGGTAAGCCATTTGACAAAATTCTGTCCGTCGATTTTGAGACGGTTTACGACAGCAAAGAGTACACATTAAAGAAGCTTACCACTGAGGAATATATTAGAGACAGCAGGTTTAAGGCGTTTGGGTTGTGCGTACACGAGTTGGGGAGTTTAGACGGTGTTAAATGGGTTCGAGGGCAGGACATTGCAGAATGGGTGGCTACTATCGACTGGAGCCGAACGGCGGTACTCGCACACAATGCGCAGTTCGATGTAGCGATTTTGTCTTGGCGGTATGGGGCGCAGCCTGTTTTTATATTTGATACGCTCTCGATGGCCCGTGCGATGCGCGGGGTGGATGTCGGTAACAGTTTGGCAAAACTTGCTGAGGATTTTGGTTTACCCGCCAAGGGCAACGCGATCAATAGAACCGCCGGGTTGACTGAATTACCGCCACACATCGAGCAGGAGCTTGCCGAGTACTGTGCGCATGATGTGTACCTGTGTGAACAGATTTTCCTCCGCCTGAGTGATGGGTATCCGAAGAGTGAGCTGAGGCTTATCGACATAACTCTGAAGATGTACACACGACCATTGCTGGAGCTTGATCAGGACATGTTGACTGATTCTCTGCTGGCCGAGAAAGAACAGCGTGAGGGGCTGCTTAAAAGGCTTAATGTTGAAGAGGTGGATTTGGCCAGTAATCCGAAGTTTGCAGAGGTGTTAAAAAAGCTAGGCGTAACCCCTCCGATGAAGAAAAAGAAGCCAACAGTCAAGACGCCTAACCCTGTGGGGGAAACATTGGCGTTGGCCAAAAACGATGCGTTGTTCCAGGCGATGCTTAACGGGTCGAATGAGGATGTATCACTACTGTGCGAGGCTAGGCTTAAGGTTAAGTCCACGACTGAGCGCACGCGGGCACAACGGTTTTTGGATATTTCAAAAAGAGGTAGACTACCCGTTCCGCTGGCTTACTATGGGGCGATATCAGGCAGGTGGACAGCGAGTAGGGGCTCCGCCATAAACATGCAAAACCTCAAGCGTGGAAGTTTTCTACGCAAAGCTATTATGGCTCCAAAGGGGTGTGAGCTTGTCGTTGGGGACTTATCGCAGATTGAACCGCGAGTGTTGGCGTGGCTTGCCGACTATGATGCCATGTTAGACATCTTTAGAGCAAAGGGCGATCCTTATGCCCAATTCGGTGCTCAGATGTTCAATATACCTGGGATGACTAAGAATAGTCACGCCGTACATAGACAAGCTGCAAAAAGCGCTTTACTAGGTGCAGGTTACAGTTTGGGGTGGGCGAGTTTTTCGGCGCAGTTATTAGTTGGCTTCATGGGGGCACCCCCTGTAAGATACGATAGACACGTTGCTAAAGCCTTGGGCGTCACATCTGAGTATATTGAGCGGTTTATTGAATGGGATGAAAACGTAATACGTATGCAAGAAATTCCGCATACATGCTCGACTAAAGAACTGCTTGTACATTGTGTGGCTTCAAAGAAGATCATTGAGCTTTACAGAGCCGCTGCCAGTGCTGTGGTTGAGTTTTGGGGGATGTGTGAGCAGCTTATTGAGCGATCTTTGGCGGACGGTGAAGAGTACCGCCACAAGTGTCTGGTGTTTAGAAAAGAAGAGATCGTGCTTCCCAACGGGATGAGTTTGTTGTATCCTAATCTCCGTAGGCAGAAGGGCGAACGTGGGAGGCCGAAGTGGGTATACGGCCCAGACGCCACGAGTCTATATGGCGGGAAAATTACGAACAATGTCACGCAGGGAACTGCGCGGATTGTGATGACCGATGGGATGCTCAGGACAGCTAAACGCTACCCTGTGGCAGGCACGGTGCATGATGAGCAGATTGTTGTTGTACCTGAGAGTGAAGCTCAGGACGCTTTGCCGTGGGTGATCGAGCAGATGACGCTTGAGCCTGCATATATGCCCGGAATCCCTCTGGCTGCTGAGGGTGGTGTACACCGGAGGTATGGACTTGCTAAAAACTGATACTAATTAAGGAGCAGAAACGATGACTGACAGGCCGGAGAGAGTGATCCGATGGTCTCACAGTTCCCTGAAGGATTATGAGGGGTGTGCTCGCCGGTACTATGAGGTCAAGGTACTTAACAAGTACCCATTTCAGGAGACCGACGCCACACGTTATGGTGTGGAGGTGCACAAAGCGCTTGAGATGTACATCCGGGATGGCACGCCCATACCGCCTGAGTATTTACAGTTTAAGGATGTTGTGGATGCGTTAATCAAGAAGCCCGGACGAAAACTCGCGGAATACGAGATGGCGCTGACGAAGAGCTTACAGCCGTGTGATTGGAAATCTGCCGACGTTTGGGTGAGGGGTATTGCAGATATTTTGATTGTTGATGATGAAAGGTTAACAGCTTGGGTCGGCGATTATAAAACCGGAAATGACAAATACCCAGATCAAGATCAGTTAGTACTCATGGCATTGATGGTGTTTGCCCACTTCCCACACATACAAAAAGTAAACGGTGCATTGCTCTTTATCGTAAAAGGGTCAATGGTGAAAATGCAGATGTTGAGAGAGCAGGCAGATGCTGCATGGTGGAAGTACCGTGAGCGCACCGCTCGACTTGAAAACAGCTTTGCAAACAACGTATGGAACCCTACACAGACAGCTTTATGCCGTTGGTGTCCGGTAGTAGGGTGCCCGTTTAACCCAAAGCATTAGTTTTGAAAGTTTAAAAAATGGTTCAAAAAAATGGAAAAATCGATTGGGCACATAAGTACAAGCTGCAAAAAGAAAGCGGTGAGACTAAAGATCAGCTTGAGCGCCAGAAAGCAAGGCGAGCCTATGATAAAGCTGGAATAGACAGGTCTGGTAAACACATTGATCACATCAAGCCCCTGCGCTCGGGGGGTAAAACAACAAAGGGTAACTTAAGGCTGCGCAATCCTAAAGCTAATGTAAGCGATAACGGAAGGTGAGATGGAGATTCTTGAAAACAAAGCAGTACTCATACGAACGCGAAACCCGTCAAAGTACACGGTAATACCGAAAAGCCGGATTGTTGAGGATCACGGAAATGGGGGGTGCACTGTTGCCGTTTTCTTTGGCCTTGATGAGATGCGGGTTCTTAAAAACCTCGGGGTTAAAAACGTACCGTCCCCTATCAAAGCCAGATATAACTGGCCCGGACGTTACAAGCCGATGGCGCACCAAATCGAGACAGCATCATTTTTGACGTTACACCGCAAGGCTTTTTGCTTCAACGAACCCGGCACGGCAAAAACTATTTCTTCGCTGTGGGCGGCTGATTATCTGATGACGCGGGGGTATGTGCGTCGAGTGTTGATACTGTGTCCACTGTCCATTATGTACAGTGCTTGGATGGGCGATATTATGAACTCCATCATGCACCGGAAAGCGGTAGTAGCCCACCATGCGCAAGCCTCACGCAGGATAGAGTTGGTGAAGGGGGACTATGAGTTTGTAATCACAAATTACGAAGGGCTGAACCTGCTTAACAAAGAGATAAATAACGACGGTCGATTCGATCTAGTAATCGTTGATGAATGTTCGGCTTATGCCAACCCGTCAACACAGCGGTGGAAATCTCTGGCATCAATTATACATCCGCACACCTACCTGTGGATGATGACGGGAACCCCTGCCGCACAGTCCCCCCTGAACGCATATGGGTTGGCTAAGCTGGTGAACCCCAACAACGTGCCGAAGTTTTACACGGCATGGCGGGATAAGGTGATGAACAAAATCACACAGTTCAAGTGGGCGCCGAAACCAAACGCTAAAACAATCGTGCATGAAGTTTTGCAGCCCGCCATCCGGTTCACAAAAGAACAGTGCTTGGATTTACCCCCTGTCATCACAACTACACGCGAGGTCGCGTTATCCGCACAGCAGCTCAAGTACTACAAATTACTTAAGGAGCAGATGCTGGCGCAGGCCGCCGGAGAAACAATCAGTGCAGTGAATGCAGGCGTTATGGTGAGTAAGCTCTTGCAGGTGAGCGCTGGAGCGGTCTATACAGATGAGAAAGAAGTTGTCGAGTTCGACGCTTCTGCACGGCTCAATGTTCTTCTTGAAGCCATCAATGAGACGGATCGCAAGGTTCTAGTCTTCGCAATGTTCCGCTCCAGTATTGACACGATCACAGCGCATTTAGAGAAGAACGGGATCAAGACTGTTCAGATTCATGGTGGTGTGAACGCTACGAAGCGTGGGCAGATCATCAATGATTTTCAACACATGCAGAATGTTCAAGTGCTTGTGATGCAGCCTCAAGCTACAGCGCACGGGATTACACTGACGGCTGCGGACACGGTAGTGTTTTATGGCCCGCTAATGAGTGTTGAAATGTACTTGCAATGTATTGCGCGTGCGGATCGTAAGGGACAGAACTCCGACAAGGTGACTGTAGTACACATTCAGAGCAGTCCGATTGAAAAAAAGCTGTTCAAAGCCATGGCCTCAAAAGTAGATGATCACGCGCTGTTAGTAAAAATGTTTGAAAGTGAAGTTAAAAATCTTTAAAAAGGGGTGTACAGAAACAAAAAACACGTTTAAGATTGTCAAACATTTGACAAAAAAGGGGGGTTAGGATGGGG